ATCTATTTACGCAAACCTTGATTGCTTTAAGACGATCATTCCATATTGCAAATGCACGAACAATGTGTACTAGACGGCGAGTTGAGATAACTTCATCTATACCACCATCATTGTATGTTCTACGAATGATATCTGCCCAGTTAGCAAGGTTCTCACAGAACTTCTCGTCAAGTACACCTAAGTTACCAGAAACCTTCTCAAGAATCTTCTGCTCAGTCTTAGGAGTAGGATATTCTTGCTCAAAGGTTAAAGCGAATCGCTCAAGGAAGGCTTCATTAAGCACGTTAGTTCCAATAAATCGTCCATCATCTGAACCTTTACCTTTAGTATTTGCTGTTGCGATGATGTTGAATCCTACCGCAGGTCTAACAAACTTACCAGTCTTTTTCAGGAAGACACCTTTACCTTCCAAGATAGATTGCAGACACAAGATTTTATTGGAAGCGAGATCAACTTCATCTAAAAGGAGTATAGCTCCCCTTTCCAGTGCTTCAAGAACTGGTCCGTTATGCCATACAGTATCGCCATTGATAAGACGAAACCCACCAATAAGGTCATCTTCATCGGTTTCAATTGTAATATTTACCCGAATCAACTCTCTATTTAGAACAGCACATGCTTGCTCTACACTAAGTGTCTTACCATTACCAGAGAGTCCAGTAATGAAAGTAGGATAAAAGATCTTAGAATTGATAACTTTTTTAATATCAGAAAAATTACCAAATGGTACGAAACTATGATCTTTAGTAGGAACAAGACCATATTCTTCACGACCACTAGACTCTACTGATGGTGATTGATATGTTTTTTCAAGACGCTCTGCAGCAGTAAGATTCCATGTTCCACGAGTAACTTTCTGGAACTGTGGGAGTTTATTAATTCTCTTGGTTACGCTCTGAACTTTAACTCCAAAATGTTCAGCAGCATCCTTAACCTGATCGCTAGTTACAGTCTCACCATCATTTGATAGGAATGTGATCAGATCTTCATCAGTAAATTTAGATTGAAAAGGCATCAGTTCTTTCTTTGTATGTGTATAGTATAAGGGATGGGTTGGAAAATAGGGAAGATAGTGGACACTTCCCCAACTGTCATGCTATCTGGTCAACGAATGAAGTTAATATCTTCTTGTTAGTGGACTTACTCTTAAGCATCTTCTTGAATGCCCTAGTAATCTCACCCTTCTTTGCACCTTCAGCAACGGAAAGTTCGCATTCAGATTCTAGATCTTTATTTGATAGTGCATACACAGCTGTGTATGCTTTTGGATTTGGAAGAATTACACACTTTTCCTTTCTCCATTTCTTTTTAATTTCTTCAAATGTATTGTATGCAGCATCTGTATAACGATCAACGAAATTTCCTAATTGAGCAGCACATAGAATACGAAAACCAATAACATTAACACCAGGATTACGATCACGTACTTGCTGAATGAAAGTATTGGTTGGTCCATTTGAAGAATAAGCAAACTTGGGGTATACACGTCCAGTCTTCTTATCCCTCAATACGTGATCATGCTCAACACGACGTGGAGAAAGGTAATTAATATCCTTCACCTCATTATAAACTTCTCGCCCGTATGCAGACTGGCAACCTTCGCCATCAGTCAGAATACATACATTCACCTTCTGTAAACCATTATCCTTTTTGAACTTAGGAAGAATGTAATTCAATAGTAAGATTGATTCATTCAAAGGTGTTCCAGATAATCCAACACCAATTGTTGGAGAAGTTGAAAAGGAATAACCACAGAGAGTTGCTTCTCTCCATAGATTAATACACATACGTTCATAATCTTTTGAACTAGACCTAGAAGAAATAAAATTCATCAAGTGTAAATTCGTAGGATTAATATACACTACATTCTTTTCCATACCAGGCCAAGATCTCTCATAATAATCACCTTCAACAGACTCATACTCACCCATTGCACGTTGTGCTAGATGCCACTCATTAGTGAAAGCATATACTTCAAATGGAATCTGAACTTTCTTACAAAATGAAGTCAGGTTAAGTAATTGCTTAACTGTAGATAGAAGTTCATTTGACATTGATCCAGACCAATCAAGTAAGAAAATCAATCCATGATTCTTACCATCAGGTACAACAGTTACCTTTTTAAATAAATCTTCACTGTACTTATAGGTATGAAGCTTAGTACAATCAAGTACACCAGTTTTAGATTCACCAGATCGCGAATATGAATCCGCAGATTTACGACACTCAAATTCCTTTACTAAGTAATTAACTTCCTTATTAGAATTCTTACGATACTCCCTATAGTCTTCCTCAATTGATGCAAAGTTTGCAGCAAAATGATTTGGTGATTCAGTAGAACTTTTATGGGAATCAATCCAATCATGAAGAACCTTCCAATCAACAAGATGTTTATTTAAATCAATCTCATCAGGGATTTCAAGATATGCAGGATTACGTATATGTGAACTAGTCAAATCTCCAGACTTAGAATCAAATGCTTTCTGAGTACGTGAAGTCTCTTCAAATGATTCTGCACCCAAACTACCAGTACTAGGTTCTTGATAATCTAGTATGTCTAGATCAGCTTCTGGATTAATATCTCCACCGTCAGACTCTTGATCCGTATCCTCTTCATCAGTATCCTTAGTATCCCCTCCATCTCCAGCATTCACTTCTTCAGCGTCATCATCACTTACAGATGCAATAGGATTAACTGCACTATCCTGCTGCCCAAGAGTATAAATCTCTTCAGCAATTTGAAGAACTTCCTCAAAAGTTTCTGCTTCCTCAATGCGAATAAGAAATGGTGCTTCAGATGCACCAAAAGTAATCATACAATCAGCACCTAATTTAAAATGTAAATTGATACGATCAATCAAACTAAACTTATTAATATCTTCATCATGAACTTGGAAAAAGTCTTGATCATTGAGTTCTTTGTACCCACCATTAAAACTTTTGCGAAGTCCAGGATACTTACGCTTCATCAATTTCTCAATGCGAGCATCTTCAATTACATTAACATAGTCTTTAGGACAATCTGCGACATCACGCCAATCTTCATTGGGAGTAAACAATGCATGCCCCACCTCATGCCCTACCAGCATATCATATACTACACCACTTGCTTTATCCCATAATGGGAGAGTCAGAACTCTGCTATCAACATCAAAAGATGCTGTTGGTCTATTACGATGCTCTACAATAAGATTCTCTGTTGCTAGTAGTTTAGCGAGATTACCTTTAATTTCATGGTTGGGGGATGGCATTCGGTTTCGTTTGCTGATGGATACATCATAACAAAGAAACTGATCATCCAACCAGTCCGTGTGTCACTTCATTAACTGTCTCCTCAAGGATAGAATAATTTTTTACCTTATCAACAGTAATAGTTCTATCAAATTTGTCATCCATACCTTGCTTGTGACTAATCACAAAGACCTTAGTGGTATCATCAAAATTCCTAAGAATCCATCCTAGATCAGATGTACCAGATTGGTCAAGGGATCCATCAAAAATCTCATCTAAAATAAGGAGGTTAGTGTCAACGCTATTTTTAAGTTTAGCAATACTGCGCCAAGTAAGCAACAAAGCAATATCAATACGAGCTTTCTCTCCTTCACTAAAACTATCGTATGTGAATACGTCCCTATACCTACTCTTAATTATCTCCTCAAAATTCTCATTCAATGTAAAATTAACATAAAACTCCATACGTTGTAAGAAATCATTAATTAACTTATTCATTGTAGGTAGATAAGTCTTAATAATTCTAGACTTAATACCATTATCTTTCAAAAGTTGTCCAGCAGTTGTTATAATATCGCGATCCTTTTTCAATGAAGCGTGTTGACTAGATAAATTCTTCTTTTCCCCAATCATTCCTTCCAACTTTACAAACTCAGACTTCTTATCAACACTATCCCCTTCTAGTTCATCAATTTCTAATTGTACATTATCAACATGATTACGGATCGTAGTGATTTGATAATTCTTCTGTGAAATTGTAGTGTTAATATCATTCACTTTTTTAGAGAGTTCATTAAACTTACCAAACCTATCTTCTTCATCCACAATAGCTTTCTTTAGATCAAGGTGTCCTACTGTCAATTCATCCAAGTTCTTCTCATTAAACTCTACCATAGAATTCCTAAACTCATCCGATAACCCCTGAGTACATGTAGGGCAAACTTGATTTGTAGCAAAGAACTCATGCTCTTTCTCACACGTCTTCAATCTACCTTGTAGTTTAATTAAAAAAGTGTTTAACTTCTTCAACTTCTCATCGGACTTTTGATAGGTCTGCATTTCTTTATTGAGATTGCAGATTTCATTTGTTAGAACTGTAACATCTTCATTTGTTTGTGTTTCTGTTTCTTTATATTCTTTAATCTTATCTTTCTTTCTACCAATCTCTTCTTGAGTCCTCTTCTCAAGAGTTAACATGTGTTGCTTTTGCAACTCAATCTTATCTCTCAACAAATCAATTTGATAATCAACTTCTCTAATTTCTTCATTATTACCACGTGACTTATCCCTGAGTAGAACATTCATAGTAGAAAAAACTTGAATGTCTAAAATATCTTCAATGATATCTCTACGTTGCGAAGTTGGTAACCGCATGAATGGAACAAATGTACTAGATCCCAACACAACAATCTGAGTGAAAGACTTATAGTTCATCTTCAATACATTCTGCTCAAGATTCTTCTGCTGATCTACTACAGTTGACTCCTGATTCCACAACTGACCATTACAATAAATCTCAAACTTAGCAGGCTTTATACCACGAATGATTTTATACTCTATCTTACCTATGGTAAATTCAATCTCAACAATAGTATCTTTTCCGTTAATACTATTAACTAGCATACCTTTATTTACTTTACGAAAAGGTTTGCCAAACAAAGAAAACGTCAACGCATCTAAGATAGTTGATTTGCCAGCACCATTGGTTCCAACGATTAAATTTGTTCTTCCTTTAATAAGGTCAATCTCACTGAATACATTTCCCGTTGATAAAAAGTTTTTCCAACGAACTTTCTCAAAAATAATCATTCTTTAGTCTCTTCTAATGGAGGTATAATAAAATCATCTGCTGTAATAATAGAGTATCGTTGACCTTGACTTCTACATGCCATAATAATCATCTCTGGATCAACTCCTGTCACTTCTAAATCTGGAGATTCATCATCCAAAGACAATTGAATAAGATAGCGAAGAGCATCATCATGCTGTTCAAACATTGGAATACACCTTTCATCCTTATCTGTGAAAATGGAATATATTCCTGATGGTTGGCCCCGTAGTGTTATTATAAACATGCATTAAACTACTTCGCATGATTCTATGTAGAGAGACTGCATGAGTTTCTTGAGATCGGTTTTATCCACCGCCAATTCTATCTCATCAATATACTCTCCTAGTAGAGTTAATGTATCTTTCACTTCAAAGTCTACATCATCAGCCGTCTCTGTGTCAACCAGTGTTTCAACAATCTTAACATCATGAACACCTACGTTATAAAGGCGATCAATGAATGTTTCAAACATTTGGTAGTCCCGTTTCTCCTCAACAATAAGTTTAATATATTGTTCTTTATATGATGATACATCCAATTCATTGTAATTGGTTTCAATATCATTATAGAAAATCTTATCAAAAATTTCATATGGATTTTTAATATACCTAAGTCTATCGGACTCAGTATCGTATATGTGAAACCCTCTAGGATCTTTATAATCATTCCAGAACATCTGATAGGGGTTACCAAGATATTGAATATTACTGTTCTTTGATTTGTGATGAAAGTGCCCAGACCAAACACGCTTATAATTCTTAAAGGTATCTAGTTTCATTCCACCATGATCAAATCTCATTCCTGGTGTTACTTCAAATCCATCAATTTCCAAATGTCCACATAAGATAGAAGCATCTGATGTATCAATTACCTCCAATGCGTGTTCCCTATTACCAGAATTAATCCATGGAAGCATCAAAAACTTTTTAGATCCAAAGACAATCTCAGTTGGTTCTGTGTAAATTGATATGTTAGAGTACTGCGCCAACAACAATTCTGGAGAATTGATTTTATTAGTGTTCTTATAATACGTAGTATGATTCCCAAGAATCATGTGTACATCAAACCCTTTAAGTCTGTCAAAATAATTTGTCTGAATGCGATTATAAGTATTATAGTCCATAGACTTTCGGTTATCAAAAGTATCCCCAAGGTCAAATACTGTGTAGATACCCTCTCGCTCAAGAGTTGGGAAAAATATTTCATCGTAAAATCTCTGGAAGTAATTCCAAAATGCTAAAGAACCTTTGCGACCATCTAGGTGCTGATCTGTAATGATTGCTATCTTCATAGCATTCGTGTCTTAATATTATATACTGCTCTACTGTGGGGATATAGTTTTCTCAATTTCTTTACTACTGCTAGTTGTACTTCAAGTAAGGTCATAAGGTTTTATAATAATACAATTATTTGCATAGTCTGCTTTGAACTCTAACTCAACTTCATGATCCCACATGAGTTCTTCATATAGAGCATTAAGACGATCCATGTCCTCCCATAGATCATTAAGATGCTCTGGCAAATGATCTTCTTCCATTATCGGTTCATTCTAATTTCTATGTTTTCTTTTATACTACCCATGTCTGCTTGATTAGCATTCATTCCTTGCATATCACCAGTATATGAATCAGTATGCATTACCTCATCATAACCAGACCTTTCTAAAATCTTATTCTTGATTTCCATTTGCTTTTTCTCTTTCTGAATTCTACGTAGAAAGGCGTAGTAGATAATCTGTGTGAAATAAGCAAAAGGATTCTTGGATTTTTCTGGATTGAAATTGTCAATGTACTGAAGACAATTCTCAATACCATCACAGATCATGTCCTCACGGAACATGTAGTTGACAAAGTTTGGTTTGTATGATAGGTGTGTTGCAATCTTCAAGAAACACTCCCCAATGTAATTAGGAACTCTAGGTCTAGGTGTACCTTTCTCTTTAGAAGTAATAACGTTATTACGAAATAAAGTGATAGCTTCTAAAAATTCCTTATTGTTAACATAATATTCTGTTTTTTTCTTCATTGGAAGTTTGTTGAATACTACAAGTATAGTCTATTATACCCAATTTGTCAAGAGGGGCTTGACAACGCCCAAGAAACCAAGTAGGATGACTCTGTTAAGGGTTCAAGGGGGTGTGGTCTTTAGCTTCTTTTAAAGAGATCTTCTAGTTTGGTTCTGGTTTCTTTAATAGATCCCAGATTACCTAGGTTCTTAGGAATGGTTATAGGATCAAAGGATCCTTTAAAGCTTTCTAGTTGTGTGATATGTCTTGCCACTGATTCATTGTAGAATTTTTCAATTCTTTTATCTTCAACTTCAGTCATAGTAATCACATGATGCTTAGGCAATACAAACATATGATCAAAAGTTGAATGGATCCATTCACTTAAAGCAAAACCACTTGCTTTTATAGATCTTTTCTGAGCATCCACGTAACAAACTTCCATAGGATTCTCTAGTATTAGACTATCATCTTCTGGCATATAAGATACTTTAGAAATAAGTTCTTCACCTGTTACTAATTTAATAGTTGCATAAAATTCATCTTCCATCTTTTTCATATTAACTTGCTTTAAGATTTACCTTAATTACCTCATACTTAAAATTTTCATCATTGTATATGTTAACTCTATCATTAAGATGTCTCAATGTATAATTTTGACCACCGATGTCATCAGCAATATCATATAGAGTTGCCATATCTTTACCTTCCCCCTTTCTCAATACTCTTCCTATTGACTGAAGATTACGAATCCTGGATTTACTAGGTGATGCGAATATAATATTATGCAGTCGTTTAATGTTTATACCTGTAGAAAATGTACCATAAGAAGCAATAATAACTGCATCGTTCTCAGTCTCAGTAAGTAAGCGTACTTCTTCTCTATCTTCTACATCAGTTCCACCATGCACAAAAAATAATTTTCGTGTAGGTTCTATGGAACTATTTATGAGATCGTAAAGAGGGTCACCATGCTTTTCAACATAGTTGAATAGGACAAGAGTGTTACCAGTCAAGTCTTTAACTAGATTTTTGATAAGATTATTTCTACCTTTATGGTTGATCAAATATTCTATTTCATCATGATATGTTTCAAAATGCTGAGCAGGATGCTTACATAGTAATACTTTTATCCTAAATTTAGATAGATAACCAGATTTGATTAATGTATCTGTCTTAGTTACTTGCTCACAGTCTCCAAACAACCCCTCTAGTACCCACTTGTGAGTCTTACTACCATCAAGTGTACCAGTAAATCCAAACCTATACTTAGCATTATGCAACTTAGTCATAATGCCAGTCAAGGATTTACTTTTAAAAAGGTGTGCTTCA